GTCTGAGAACGTAATCGGGTTGTTCTGGAACTCATAGGTTCCACTCGTAAAGAAGCCTTTGTTGCCCTCAAGGCCCATGACGCTTGTGTTGTCGGTGTCGTCCTCCATCAGGATCAACGTGTCATTTTCAGCGAGCATGTCGCCCACAGATGCCGTCTCAACACCGGGCTCAAGGTCCAGCTCTAGTTCGTTTTGAGCTGCGTCAACAACAAGGTTTGTTTTCGTGCCAGCAAACGACGGATCCTCTGTTTGCGAACTGACGTTTTCAACGTTGTCTAGATCAGCCTTGGTGAACTCGATATAAGCCGCATCAAGACTTTCGCGGCCACCTGAATCGACGAACTTGATGCTGTACGTTCCAGGCTTGAGATCCTCGTAGGTTTCAGTCGCTGAGCCTGCAACATCATCAGAAATACTGGTGGACGTTGCCCAGGTCACACCTGTTAGGTCAGGCGAATGACGCAACCGCACCACACCGCCAACGCGAACATCAAGATCACTGGCTTGGTTCCAGCTCAGTCGAGCCTGACCATTGACCGGAATCATGCTGAATCCAGTGACGTTGCTAGGTGCAGCAGTTTTGCCGACAAGAATGAACGTGGCAGACGAGATTCGGCTGCTCTTGTTTAGATAGTTGCGAGCTGAAATCTGCACATACAACGTGCCAGCACGCAGGTTCCGCAACGTGACGGACGGCGATGCGGTTTGGACCGTTTCCCAGTTGTCATTGTCGATCCGGTATTGCACCCGGAAGTCGTTGACGTTTTGACGATCGTGGTTCCAGCTGATTGACGCACCAACAAACACGCTGGAGCCGTCTTCATACAGGAACTCCTCGTTGTCGATGCTGTCCACCGCATTTGGAATGGCAGACAGATTGCTGATGCTGCGCGTGGTTAGAGCAACGTCAGCTTCAACAGCGTCGTAAATCGTGCTGTTGTAAGCAATCGCGCTTACGCCATAAATGCCGTCCTCAGATTCAGCAACAGACGCAACACGGAACTGCTGGGGCAGCAGCTCTGTGGTTTGCACCATGAACACTGAGTTGGCTGCAGGTGCTTGGCTGAAGGCAGTATCAACGTCGATGTCACACGTTCCATCGGCTTGAGGCTGAATACCGCCAACCGGGATGTCGCGTGTTTCAACAACACCTGTCGGCAGCATCACCGACAGCTTCGGGCTGTTTTGTGCAGCCAGAGCAACGGTCAGGTCATTGCTGCTGTCTGCTGTGATCTGTGTTGTTGTTGCAGATTGAATTCGGCCAGAACGACGCTCCCCAGCACGCACTGGATCAGCAATGTCAATCACCATCCCAGGGCGCAGAACAATGCCGCTTTCCAGTGCAACGCTGAACTGGCACGTTTCAGTCAGATTCTGTTCAGACAGAAGCGCCCATTTACCGATGCGGTGCGCTTGACCTTGGCTGTAACAACCAATGGCCTTGATGTCCTTTTTGATGATGCCGTACTTGGCGACAGCAGCATGGTCCTCAACGTATTCATACTCCTGATCGCCACGGGTGTCGTAGGACTGCCAAGCCACAACAGCAACGGTGTGACGTGCTTTCTGGGACGTGCCTGAATACTGAAAAATCCCGTCAACAACGTTGCTTTGACTAATTAGGTACTGAGGATCAGCTGGCCTGTCTTGCAGGAGCGTGAGAGATCCGGCGCTGTAGTACGAGATCCCACGGAAGATAGCTGTCATCTGCTGGATGACGTTATAGACCTCATCCCTGCTGTTGATCAGCATGTTGCAGCTGAAACGTGGCTCCTGACCACCCGCACCATCTGAGACAAGAGCGTTGCAATATTGGGACACTGCAAAGAAGTCGTACTTGTCGAGCGTGCCTTCAGGCACACCTGCGCCATACCTCTCCGAAATCAACAGGTCATACAAAATCCACGCAGGATCTGAGCACCAAGTAGCAGCTTGGAACGTGCCGTCCCAAATGCCGGAATACGTCAACCGCCCCAGGTGTGTGGTTGTATCTACAGTCGCGTTGCTTGGAATCTTGACCTTGATTCCACGAATTAGATATTTGCGAGACGGGATGTTGCTGAACTGGCGCGAGTCAAAGCGCAGAGCAACAAGCGCAGAGTTTGGGTAACGGAATTTGTCATCGATAATCTCAGTAAAGCTTTGAAAGATCGTTGTGCTTGCACGCTTCTGGCTGGTCTCATCTGCGCTGACACGCACCATCCGCACATCAACAGGATGACTGCCGGTAAGGTCAATTAGATAGTCACGCTGATAACGGTTGCTGCTCTTGCCGCTGATCGTGTCGTTAATAACGTCGTTATAGCCGCCGCTGTTGTACTGAACTTGAATCTTGATGTTGACGCTATGGCCAACAACATCGCCATCGTCTTCAAGAATCTGCAGTGATGGGACGGTCAACGTGACACGCAAACGGTCAACATCCGTGTCCGTAATGCTGCGAGTAACAGGTGAGCCGTTGGTGACTTCAACGCCAACCGCTGTTTCCCGCTCCACAGCATTAAACGGCCCAGGGATATGGTTCTGTGCCTGTGTGCCGTTGCGGGTGACAACGGTGTAACCAGCAAAGTTGTTGGTCCCGTCAGAGTTTTGGACGGCTGTGTCGTCCAGAAAAATGCTTTTGTTGCCGTCGTCTAACCCTTGAATCTCGCCTTCGCTGATGAGGTCAAGAACGTTGGCAAACTGTACGGACTGCAGAGTGTCGTCTGCCTCAGTAGGTGTGCGATTGCCGCCACCACCGCCTTTGCCACCACCACCAGCGCCTTGGATGTAATGAGTCTGAGTCATGCCTGCACCTGATCAACGTCAAGGCCGCTCGACAGCACAGCCGATCCAACAAACAACCGCCCGTAAGCGATTGGGACGGGCATCCCTTGTCGCTGGGTATTTACAACGTTGGAAAAAGTGAATGACTCTAGTTGGACTGACTCGTCAAGCGTGCTGTTTAAGTCAGGCTGAGGTGAAATTACATTCGCAATACCCTGCAAAACTAAACCAGCGCCCAAATAACTAACAGCTGTTCCTATCGCAGTCATCGCAGCACTTCCAGTAACAGCAGCAGCACTTCCTGCAGCACCTACTCCTGAAAAACTAAGCGTTCCAAACGCTCCTGCTCCTGGAAACGCAAATGACGCTGCGATTAGGGCCACTCCAAGCAGAATCTGTCCAGTCCCTCTTCCCGCACCAACGACTACGGGCGTAATGCTAAACACTTCGCGGTCGCTAAATGGTGTGAACAAAGGAGTTACATCTTCTTCAGTTATTTTTTCTTTACTAACCGCTACGCGATAGCCAACACCGTCTTGTTCGCTGTCAATCAACCATCTATCTAGGCCAGGAAAATTAACGCACAACGCTTTAATTGCCTGCGCTGGGGTTGCTACATCAAACTCAAACCGGCATTGACCAAGCCGTTTACGCAAAGCGCCATAGACCTTAACGACTTTCATGCCTCAAGGCGCAGGCAGTGCTCTTCCCATAGTAACCGCCATAGACATCCCTGCTAGATAGCCTGCCCTGCACATGATGCAGCACCTGTTGATCTCCCATGTAGATCGCTGCGTGGTTCGGCAACGGTGAAACCAGATTCATCAAAATCAAGTCACCGCGCTGCACCTCCTCAACCGGAATCTTGCGAAACCCCTCCGCAGCAAAGTTGTCTAGATACAAGTTTTCGCCGCGATCCCAGAACTTGTCCCTGCGGTCATAGTCCCGCAGCTGGATGCCGTACTCCCTTGCGTACCAGTCGCGCACAAGCGTGTAGCAGTCCACCACGCCAAACACGAACTCACGCCCCACATACGGAAGCTTGAAGCCTGTTGGCTCGCAATAGCCCCAACCTTCAGTGTTTGGGTTGACGATGAACCAAGGCAGCTCTGATTTTTCGCAAGCAACGAGATCAGCTGCTGATGGCTCAGGATTGGTTTTGGGATGGCTGTGAGCTATGGCCACCACCTCGCCTTGGTCTTCCACTTCATCCCAGCCAGACAAGACGAAATGCTCATCTGGTGTGTCTGCAATGTTCTGGCACGGAAAGTACCGATGCCGACCTTTGACCACAGCAACTAAGCCGCAACACTCTTTTGGCGTCTCAGTCTTGGCGTGTTGCAAGATCTCAGCCCGCAACTCGTCTGACAGCTGCATCACTGGGTCAGACCAGCTCCAGGGAACGATCCAAACGGCAGCTCTGCTGTATCGCCAAATCGCAGCTTGCAACTGGCTACACGCTTGCCACAGACATCTTCAGCCTCGGTGCTGACCTCATTGCCGTTTACGTCGTAGTAATCGGTGCCGGTGTAGCTGCACTCGCTGCTGCGGTACTTCCACTGGCAAACGTTGGCGATCACCTGCCGCTTCGGAATCTTCTGCCCCGCTAGATCAAACTTGCTGGCCAGCTCAAAAGTCACTTGGTCTCGTGACTCGCTTGCTTTGCGATCCACAAACCATCGCTCTTCAGGCCAACGGGCGTTTGGATCAGCGGCGCTTTCACCGTCCAAATACTTCTTCAGCGTCCTGATTCGACGCACTTCCGCTCCACCAAGGTCATTGCCTGCAGTCGTTGCGTTGACCAGCAAAAGCAGCGTGGTCATGGTGCTGTCGTGATTGCTGATCGACAAGGTGGGGCGTGGCAGCGTGCCGGTGTTGCTGTACTCAAAGCCATCAGCCTTAATCGGAATCCGCGTATAGGTCTGACTGTTAAAAACGATGTTGCCGTCAACGTCAGCATTGGCCCCCGCATGAAAGCGGTAAACGTCACTGCTGCCGTGCAACGTTGAGTCCAGCCTCAGTTCAAACAGCTCGATGATTGCACTGGGGTTGATCTTGGCCAGCTCCTCATAAGCCGACGCAATCGCAGTCCAGACACACGTCCCGTCTGTGACCGTATCGCCAACCATGTTTGGCCAGCCTGGCTCCGAGCTTGCTGACGTTCCAGCCGTAGAACAGCGGAAAAACAAGCCAGATGGCTGCTCTGTTGTGGCGCGTCGGATGTCACCGACGGAAAATGCGGTGCTAGCGGCCCAAGCTGCTACTGCCATTACGGTTCAAATTTTTCGATGAACGTTGCTTGAATTGTGGCGCGGTTCAAATACGGAATCGACTTGCTCCACGTCTCGCACACAAACTTAGAACTGCTGCTTTCGCCGGGTGGCGTGAAATCAAAACTGGCAAAATCTGCAGCCCGTGCATCTAGAAACGTTTCAATCGTATCGGCATCAGTTTCTGACACTTCAAACGTCAAACTGTAAGTTTTAGGATTTTGATTGAGGCCCATCGTGAAGCGACTTTCGTAGCCGTCGCCGTAGCGCACCTTGCGAACGTTTGGTGCGCTGCGTTTCTGGATGCCGTAGGTCGGCGTAATTGACGGAAAAGTAGCCATCAGCTTGCAAGTAAACCGCCAGGACGTTTTTGCTTGACTAGCTCAGCCTGCACTGCAGCGCCAAGCATTTTGCCAAGTTGTGCTGCTTGCTGAGAATCGCCTTCAACAGACGAACCAGAAGCATCCACGTTCACCGTCACATTAGCCCCGCCCATTGCTTCGTTTGGAATAACCGTTCCAGTACGCCTTGGAACGAACAACTCAGGACCACGCTCACCAACAATGTGAGCCCGACCAGCCATTGCGATTCCACCATCAGCAAGTTCTGGCAGTGGTGTTAGCTCAGGAAGCTGAGCGCTGCCCTCATACCGACCACCTGGTGCCATCAACGATTGGTACGGGTTAAAGACTGAACCTATCAACTGGTTGACGCCCAGCCGTAACAGTTGGTTAGCAATCTGCCGGAGCACATTGGCAGCAACCTCACCCAATGTTTTGGTCTTATCCACCGCAGCAGAAATTGCTTCGACGACGCCCGTTTCGATGGTCTGACCAATCTGCCTGTAAACGCTTTGAAGCTCTGCTGTTTTTGCCTTTTGAATCCTCAGGTTTTCATTTAAAGCCTCTTCTAACGTTTTTCTGTTTTCAATTTGCTTGAGAAGATCTTCGTAAACCGCAATTTCATCAAACCCGGCTTCGCCCATGTCTTTTTTCAATGCAGCCAGCTTTTCATCGAGTAAAAACTCTTCCTCTTTGCCTGCCAGCTTGTGCTGAAGCAAAGCAATTTCACGATTTAAATTATCGCGAGCAACTTCTCCTTCCGTTCGCGTTGTTGCAAACGTTGCCATCCGCTCCCTAATTTGAAGCTGGTTTAATAACTCTGCACTTTTTAGTTGCTCTGTTCTCAGCGACTGATTCTCTAGTTCATTTATCTTTCTCACCCGGTCTTCGTGCTCAAATTGTATTTGCAGGAGATCTCTTGCTACATCGCTGCCAGCCTGACGCAGCTCAACCTCGCGAGAAAACTCTCTAGCCAAGTCCTGCGCTTGCTTAAGCTCATTAGCTTTTTGCTCTGCAGTTTTTTCGCTATTCTTGACGCCCCGGCCAAGAGCTTTGTTAATACGTTCTTGAAGTGTTGCAAGGTCTCTAGTTCTATCGTTTTCTAGTCCCTTCAAGGCTAGAACAACAGCTCGGGCGTCAATTTCTCCGTCATTAAGACGTTTAATTATGGCTGCTTTTTCAATCTTAAAGTCAAGCTCGATTTGCTCCTTTTGCAGCTCTTGAACTCTTTCGTTGGTAAGGTCGTTACCAGCAGCAATTATTTTTTCTTCTAGCTCATACTGCTCAAGCGTTTTAAGGTTCATCGCTTTTACATTTTCTCGAACCCGAAGATTTTGAGCCTCAATAATAATTGCAGCCTGCTGTTCTTTTCTAATTTGCTCTACAAGCTCTAGCTCTTGCTTGCGAAGATCTCTGATTGCTTGTCGGTTTTGCAGGTCATTCATTCCTCCAAACTGATTGTCATACGTTCGCATACGCTCTGTTATTTCCCCGCGAACCGCTTTAAGCCTTGGGTCTTCAGACACTTGGGCTTGGCCCACAGCAGACGTTGCTCTCATGAACTCTGCAGCAGCCCTAGTTAATGGCTCCAACGCTGCTGCAATAGTGGCAAACGCTTGAGAAGCGACTTCAGCAGTCGCATTCCCAAGATCCTTGCTTGCTGCTCCAAATCTTTTTAGTGCGGCAACGCCATCCGCTCCAACAACGCGAGTCAGCTCAGCAGTTGCAACCTCAAGCGCCCTGTTTTTTTCTCCCAGTTCTTCAATGGTTTGAATGTGCTCAAGCGTTGCAGTGTTGGCAAGGCCAGCGGCTACAGCAACAGCTTCAAAATCTCCAGAAACAGGATCAAGCGCCTGACCAAGCACTGCCGCCTGTGTAATCATTCGATCGACAGAAGCGCCAAGCACTTGCATCCCGACGGTTAAGCCGGAAAACATTTCTCCGCTTAAACCACCACCAATCAAACCGCCTAATGCTTGACCTGGGCCACCGCCAAACAACAGCGGAAAAGCACCGCCAGTGATTGC